CGGACAAGCGCAAAACCATGTTTGAGACAGCGCAGAATGCAAGCTTCCTGACCCTTGATGAGCGTCGGGAGCTGGCGGGTTTTACTCCTGTTGGTAGCGCGGCTGGTGGTGATATGATTCAGGACCGCGACAGCATGACGCCAGCCGAGCCCCCGGTTAGCGATGACGACCTAAAGGCTATGGCCAAGATTGCAGGGTACGAGTGGAAGGATGGCCTAAAGGTGGTCAAGTGACATATCTGGTCAATAACGACAAGCAAGCCGAGAACCGGACACAGCAGCGCATTCTAGCAGCCGCAGACCGCAAGTTCAGCGCACAGATTGCTGGTATCGTCAAGGCAGCTTCTGAGCAAATGGCGGCAAGCTTTGAGGCGACAGGATCTGCACCAAATATGCCGGATGACTTTGTGCGGCGTATGGATCAGGCGTATCTGGACATGGCAGCTGTTATGATTGACACCTTCGGCAGCCGCATACTGGACCAGGGCAAGCGTTGCGGCCTGATACTGGAAACCAAGGGCTTTGCCGAGTTCTTCCAGCGCCTAGCACTTGAGTATATCCAGCAAGAGGCAATCCGGCAGCGCATTGTAGGGGTGACTAACACCACCAGAGCCCTAATTATTGACCAGATCACCAGGGGGCAGGAAGCTGGCGACGGGGTGTCAGCAATCGCCGCAGCCCTGTCTAAGCTGATACCCGGCATGGCGCGCGTTAGAGGCGCTCTGATTGCGCGCACAGAGACACACGGAGCGGCTAACTTCGGTGCAGATCAGGCGGCTAGGGCAACCGGCCTAACGCTTCGCAAGGAGTGGGTATCATCGCACGATGCGCGCACGCGTGACTTTGGCGACGGGGATGGCGTAATTGATGAGTTCAGCCATCGCGCGGCAGATGGTCAGGTTGTGGATATGGACCAGCCTTTCCGCATCAAGAAGAAAGACGGGACCACGGAGGCTCTTATGTTCCCAGGCGATCCGAGTGGCAGCCCTGCGAATGTCATCAACTGCTTTGCCCCATGGCAGGAAACCTCACACGCTGGATTGAAGGCTGCGATGAAGCGCGAATACGTCGGCAATCTCATTGAGCTGTCTGTTGCTGGCGTGGTCAATTTGACCGTCACCCCTAATCACCCTGTATTGACCGACAGGGGGTGGATGCCCGCAAGTGGCATCATGAAAGGCGACAAGATTGTCTATTGCGGCGCGGCTGATGCTGGGGCAATTGGCTCCGGTCCAGATGTAGCAAAGGGACACTCCAGTGCTGAGAATGCCTACAATGCGGCGCAATCTCTGATAGGTGTGGTGAGGCCTGACAGTGGTGTTGTGGATCTCCACGGCGAGATGCCCGACCATAATGTCAACATTGTAGCCTTCAAGGGCAAACTGCGGAACGCATTCAAAGCCTCTGGCCGTGAGATATTCGGAAACCTCGGACTCTCCGACACCCATGTATCTAAGGGTATCTTGCTCCTTGAGCGCATGGGCCTTTTGGGTGATGGGGTTTCGCCCACTGACTCTGACAGCCTCATTCGCGGCGATAGCGCGTCTCTTTCTTTCCTCAACGGTTTGGAACTTAGCCGCCAAGAGGTTGCCTTGGCTTATAGTAGGCCTGTCAATGCCAAGTTCATCAAGGCACCTATTGATCATGGCGCGGGATACGTTGAGCATCTTTCCGATGCGATTAACGGGGTACCCTTCGCCAATGAGGCGCGAGACTTCCGGGTGGATGCTGAGGCGGATAACTCGCCAGCGCTCAGCAGGGGTTCCTTTGAGTTTGTCGAATGCAGTGGAGTCGAGTCGGTCCATTATGAAGGCCCTGTGTACAATTTCGAGACGGATACAGGCCTAATCATATCACGCGGCATCGTCAATCACAACTGCCGGTGCAGTGTTGCACATGTGGTGGTGGAGTAGCTATTCGCTCTCCTCATCCACATAAGCCCGAATGACCTCGCTATCATTCGGAATCCAGTAATCAGCCATGGCATCAATCCTGGCGTCAAAGTCCAGCGCGTTCCGGCTATCCACAGCAGCCCGCAGCACGTCCTGCAAGCTCATCCCGTGGTGGTTGGCCTGCGCCAGTGCCGAGATAACGTAGTCCATTGGTGTTAGGTGGCTCATTGGTCATTCTCCCAAGGTTCCAGGTTATGCCACAGCGCCGAAAACGCGAGGCGAAACACCGTATCGTGTAGCACAACGCCGCGCTGCTTTAACCGCGTCATAGTGTTGCACCCCACGCCTATCAGGCTGGCAAACTCGTGGTCCTTTAGCTTACCGTATCGCGCCTCGTATGCGGTTCGGAATGCTGCGAAGTCATCTTCGGTCATTCGTTAATCCCCATCACATTCTCCACAGCAATCAGCACTGATGCCGGGAGCGTTTCAGCAAGTCGTGCAACCCGTTGCCGCCGGTCTGCTAGGTTGAGCGCGTATCGCGGGTCTTGGTCCAGATCCTGTTGCGCGGGCTTGGTTGCGGTCTGATCAGTCACGCCTGTTATCTCTCCATATTTGCCTCCACACCCTGCCATATAGCGGCAACACCATCAACCAAAATCACCACCAAGGCGGCAAAGCAACGCGTATTGCCGGGATTGCATTGGCGCGGTGGTGAAATGGCCCTTTGATGCTTAACCATGTTCACTTTTCACCCCCAAGGCGTTATAGTGTAACAAACCAAATGGGGTTATTGTATGCCGCGAGATATGACAGACCAGACCGCCCCGCGCGCAATGGATTACAAGAGCCTGAGCTTTAAGCTTAACGGCGTGCCCGATGATGACGGGAAGTTTGAGGGTTACGCCTCTGTTTTTGATATTGTGGATCAGGGTATGGACGTTGTTGCCCCTGGTGCGTTCCGGCGGTCTCTGGACTTAGGACGCAGCGTCAAGCTTCTGTGGCAGCACGACATGGCAAGCCCTATCGGCGTGTGGGAGGAAATCAAGGAGGATGAAAAGGGCCTGTTTGTTCGTGGCCGCCTTCTAAATGACGTGCAACAGGGCCGAGAGGCTAACGCGCTAATGCGGGCCGGGGCAATCGACAGCCTGTCAATCGGGTACAGGGTCAACGAGGCGGTTGCAGAGGGTGGTGGATCTGTTCGCCGCCTTACTGACGTTGATCTGTTCGAGGTTAGTCTAGTGACCTTCCCCATGTTGCCAGATGCGAGGATTACTTCAGTGAAGAGCATCCGCACAATTAGAGATTTCGAGAAGAGCTTGCGGGACGCAGGGTTTTCCAAGACCGAAGCCAAGGCCATTGCGGCTGATGGCTTCAAGGGCCTAGCCGATCATCGGGACGATGTAGAGGTAGAGGCGTCACCGGATATGGCAGACTTCAAGGCCCTGTCCGAGCAACTCCAAAACCTGACAAGGAAAATGACAAATGTCTGCTGAATTTGACCCCAAAGAGCTGAAAGGCGCTGTTGCCGCAGTTGGCACCGCGTTCGAAGAGTTCAAGAAAACCAATGATGAGCGTCTTGCGCAAATCGAGGCAAAGGGCGCGGCTGACCCCGTAACCGAGGAAAAGCTTGCCAAGATTGAAGCGGATCTGAGCAAATGGCAAGAACGCCTTGACGCTTACGAACTGTCCCAGAAACGGCAGTCTCGCATCGTGACCGATAACGACGGCAACTCTGTTGACCTGGACAAGAAAGCGCTGCACTGGGCGCAGGGTATCGCCAAGAAGCGCGGCACCAATGTCCAAGAGTTCACCGCTGAAAACCTGGACGAATACAAGAAAGCGTTCGAAGCCTATATTCGCAACGATGAGCGGAAAATGGGCGCTGATGAGTTCAAGGCCCTGTCTGTCGGCTCCGATCCTGATGGCGGGTATACCGTGCACCCTGATATGTCCGGTCGCGTTGTCCAGAAGGTGTTTGAATCTTCTCCCATGCGCGCATTCGCATCAATTCAGACCATTTCGACCGATGCCCTTGAGGGCGTCTATGATCTGGACGAAGCCGCTTCTGGCTGGGTTGGTGAAACCGATGCACGCCCTGAGACGGACACCCCGCAGATTGGCGTGTGGCGTATTCCGGTGCATGAACTGTATGCAAACCCATCTGCAACACAGAAGATCCTGGACGATTCAGAGATCAACATGGAGCAATGGCTTGCTGGCAAGGTTGGCGAGAAGTTTGCGCGCGATGAGTCCACAGCCTTTACCACAGGCAACGGTGTGGCTAAGCCTCGTGGCTTCCTGACCTACCCAGACGGCAGCACGTTGCCCGGTACAATCGAGCAATTCCAAACTGGCGTTAACGGCGACTTCGCAGCCGCTCCCGCTGGTGGCGATGTTTTGATTGACATGATCTACGGTCTGAAAATGCCCTACCGGAATAACGGCACGTGGTTCATGAACCGCGCCACCACTGGCAAAACCCGCAAGCTGAAAGACAGCGATGGGGCGTATCTGTGGCAGCCGGGCATTCAAGCTGGGCAGCCCGCTACCCTTCTGGGCTATCCGGTCGCGTCGTTTGAGGACATGCCAGATCCGGCAACCGGCTCCTTGTCGATTGCCTTTGGTGACATGCGCGAAACGTATCAGATCGTTGATCGCATCGGGCTTCGCACCTTGCGTGACCCCTACAGCAACAAGCCGTTCGTGCAGTTCTACACGACCAAGCGAGTTGGCGGCGATGTCGTTAACTTCGAGGCACTGAAGCTGCTAAGTTTTGAGGCGTGACACGTCATAACTACCCGGCGGGGCTGTAGTGGCCCCGCTCCACCTAACGCAATAGAGAGCTAAATGGATTATCAGCGAATATATGATATGCTAATAGCAAAGAGGCGGGGCGTTACCCCTGCTGGTTATGTTGAAAGGCACCATATTACCCCACGCTGCATGGGTGGCTGTGATACACATGAAAATATTGTGGCGCTGACCGCAAGAGAGCATTTCATAGCTCACGCTCTACTGGCAAGAATTCACGGAGGGAAAGCATGGGCAGCGACGGCCATGATGAGGGGGAAAGACGAGGTGTCTTCTCGTACATATGAGATCGTTAAACGTGCGCAGGCCAGGTGTCTATCAGAAAGAATGACTGGCGTGAAGTTCACGAAAGAGCACCGAGAAAACCTCTCAGGCCCGAAGAGCGACGCGCATAAAGCCGCGCTTAGTAAGGCCGCCAAGGATCGCGGTGGTGTCCAGCACGGAGCTTTTGCCAAGGCTAAAATTGGTCACGCGCACAGGGGTAAGAGTGTTAGCGAAGATACTAGAGCTAAAATGAGCGCGTCAGCTAAGGCTGGGCACGTGAAGCGCAAGGTAAAGCAAGATATGTCCGCATTAGCCAGAGCTAGGTGGGGACGATCCGCCCTTGAAAAAAAGATGAAAAATATGGAATTCTTGGTCATCTTGGCTAAGATCGCCGCAGTGACGCATCACTGCCCCACAGAGAGGTTGCCAAGCGCAACCTAGATTGTAAGGAGTTTCCCAAATGAGGGACATGATTAACAACAAACAGGTTGTACACCTGGGCAACCTGACCCTTTCCGGCACCACTCCAGCCGCGTCTGATTGGGTTGATATTCGCGGTTTTGACGCCGCGTCCATCATGATGATCAACAACACCATCACCGACGCTGGCACCGCAGCCGGTTACACGGCGACTATGCAGCACGGCGACGATAGCACCGCAGCCGGGGCCGCTGCTGTGGCTACCACTGACAGCGTTACAGGCGTTATCACTGTGGCCGAGACGTCCGACACCGCAGACAACGAAATCGCCGGTGGTTTGGGCTATATCGGCTCCAAGCGTTACGTCCGGTTCAATGTTGTGGGAACCACTGGCACCGCTGCTGATGTGTCTATCGTGGCAATCCTGAACAAGCCGCACCGTGCCGCAACCACCTTGGTTGGCACTTCTGTTGCTGCTACCTAATCTCTATCATGGGCCGGTTTAGGCTGGCCCATTCATGAGCTTAGGAGGTATTCATGACCAAAGCCAAGATCACCCGCAAGGAAGGCTACAAATGCGCTCCCTTGGGCTATGAGGTCGAAGTATTCCCGTATGGCGATATTGTAACCGGAACCATTGCCAAGTGGGCCATTGCTGATCGCGCGGCGTCTGCGATGTTTGACCCAAGGTCAGAAGCCAAGGTGACGGGACCGGATGAAGTTAAAGGAGCCCCGAAAAAGCGCGGGCGTACACGGAAAAAGGCGGCTGAATAATGGCACTACGGCACACAGTTAGCTATTTCCAAGCGCGCGGCAACGTTATTACGTCTGCGCCTGCAATCGAGCCTGTCACGGCTGATGAATTGCGCGACTACCTTAGGGAAAGCGCTACAGGGCTTCCCGACACTGAGGCAAACGATTTCATCGCAGAGGCCCGCCAGTACATCGAAGATATGTGCGGAATTGCTATGATTACCCAATCGTGGCTTATGGCTATTGATCGCTGGCCCTCGCAGCGTCAACCGTGGTGGGATGGCTGGCGTCAAGGCCACATCAACATGCTACATGGTGCGGACTGCGCATCTGACGTGAAGTTGCCACGTTTTCCCCTGCAAGTGGTTGATGGCGTCAACGTCTATGATGAGGCGGGGAACGCTACGGCTGTGGTTGTGGCCGACACGTTCGACGTTGATACATATCGCTCACCTGGACGCATGACACTGAAGCGC